ACCGTGTCCCCTGCATCTGGTATTTCAACATCTAATTCTATTTTAACTACGAACGCTTCTGGCGTTCCAATTTGGACTGATACAATTGACTGTGGCACCTTCTAACGACATTAATTTCAACATTCTTTTAGAACTAACTCTCGCAAAAGTTCACGCACAAACAAAAGAAAATTTACTTCTTGAAGCCAAGGTAAGGACTCTTCAAGAAACAATAGATCAATTACAAACAGATTATGATGAGGCAAAGAAAGTTCTCGCCAGACAATCTGTAAATAAGACTACCAAGCCCAAACAAATAAATAAGTAAAAGCTAGTGTATATTCATGGCCAAACCTAGTTCCAGACAAGAATTAATCGATTATTGCCTAAGACAGCTGGGTGAACCTGTTTTGGAAATAAACGTAGACGATGATCAAATTGAAGACGCAGTTGATGATGCGATTCAGTTTTTTCATGAGAGACACTTTGATGGTGTTGAGAAAATGTATCTCAAACATCAGATTACTCAGGAGATGATTGATGCTGCAAGAAGTAGCACAGTTGCAACCACTGGTATTTCTTCAGATACATTTGATGGTAGTTCTGCATCAATCGTAAGTGTGAGTGCAGATAATATTACAATTCCAAATCATGGTTTGGTAACTGGTTCACCAATAGAATATAGTTTTGGGCCAGGCAATACAACGATTGCAATTGCAAGTACAACTCTAGACGGAGCTGGTGTTACAACTGCACTTGGCATTGGTACAGATAGTCAGAAACTTTATGCGATTGCAGATAATAGAAATCAAATCAGATTAGCTGCAACTGCCGCTGATGCAACTGCTGGAACTGCACTTAATATCACTGCAGTCGGTGCTGGATCCACACATTTTATAAGTACAAAATCAGAATTTACAGAACAAAGAAACTATATTGAGATTCCAGATCATATCATAGGTATCAATGGTATCTTTAGATTTGATGATAATACTATATCACAAAACATGTTCAGTATATCCTATCAGATATTCTTGAATGATGTCTACAACTTTAGTTCGATTGAACTACTTAACTATTCGATGGTTAAACAATATCTTGAGACCATACAATTCTTAATTAGTCCAGACAAAAAAGTTAGATTTAATAAGAGAGGTAATCGACTTTACATTGATATGAACTGGAAAGATGCAGCTGCAGATGAATTCTTAGTTATAGATTGTTATCGAGTTCTAGATCCATCTCAAAATACAGAAGTATTCAATGATAGTTTCTTGAAAAGATATATTACTGCATTGATTAAAAAACAGTGGGGGACAAACCTAACTAAGTTTCAAGGTGTCAAATTGCCAGGCGGTATTGAATTAAATGGTCGTCAAATTTACGAGGATGCACTTCGTGAGTTAGCTGAACTCAGACAACGCATGTCAACTGACTATGAACTTCCACCACTTGATCTGATAGGATAATGCCTTTAAATCCGTTCTTTCTACAGGGTTCTGCATCTGAACAAAGACTCGTACAGGATCTAATCAACGAACAGTTGAAGATCTATGGAGTTGAAGTTTTTTACATGCCTCGTAAGTTTATAGGAACTGACGATGTAATGAAAGAAAATATAGTTGCAAAATTTGATGATAGTTTTGCACTAGAGGCTTATGTTCAAAATTATGAAGGATTTGCTGGTTCAGGTGATCTAATGACAAAGTTTGGTGTCAGAACCACAGATGAATTAACTCTCGTGATATCCAGAGAGAGATATGAAGATTTTGTATCTGTATTCTATCAAGATGGAAATGACGAAACTAAGTTAACATCAAGACCAAAAGAAGGAGACTTAATATACTTCCCACTATCAGATAGTTTATTTGAAGTTAAGTTTGTAGAACATGAACAACCATTCTACCAACTTGGAAAACTTTACATGTATCAGTTGACATGTGAGTTATATGAATATGAAGATGCAGTTATAGATACAAGTATTGAAGAGATTGATAACAATGCAGAGGATGATGGATTTATTGCAACACTTACTTTAGCTGGTCTTGGTCAAACTGCATCATTTATTAGTGGTATTAATACCACTGGTGCTGTAAATACAATTACACTTATTAATGATGGATTTGGATATACAAGTCCTCCTGCTGTTGCGATTAGTACGTCTCCTAGTGGATCAGTTGATGCAAATGCAACTGCAGTTGCGATTACAACTTCCGCTGGTGCTGGGTCTACAACATTCTCTATAAAAGAAGTTATTATCACTAATCCTGGCTTCGGCTATACTATTCCACCTACTGTTACATTTAGTGGTGCTGGCGGTTCAGGAGCAGTCGCCAGAGCGGGTATTGGAACAGGTGTAGTTAAAATATTACCAGTTAGTATTGTTGGTGGTAGTAAATATACATCACCACCTGTCGTATCGATATCAACATCACCATCTGGATTATCAACTGCAAATGCAACTGCGGTTGCTGTTGTTAGTGCTGCAGGAACTATTAGAGATATTCGATTTACTAATGCTGGATTCGGTTATGTAACTGCACCTGTGATTACGATTGCAAATCCAAATACAGGAGTTGGAACTGGTAATTTCTTCTTAAATGAAATTGTAAAAGGTCAATCATCTCTATGTACTGCAAGAGTTAAGGATTGGGATGCAGATACAAATATTCTTAAGATATCTAACATATCTACAAACTTTGCATTAGGTGAAATATTAGTTGGATCTGCAACCACTGGTGAGTTTCCAGGCATGGGACAAACTGGAAGTTATACAATTAATAAAATAAGTTTGGATAATTTTCAAGACGATGAGTTTGCTAATAATTTAGTTATAGAAAACGAAGCTGATGGTGGATTGGTAGACTTCTCTGAGTCCAATCCATTTGGTAGCTTCTAAATAATAAAAAAGAATTATGTTAGGTCAATACTTTTATCACGAGATTCTAAGAAAAACAGTTATCGGTTTCGGTACACTTTTCAATGGAATTGAGATTCGTCATGATGCAGATGATGGAGGAAATGTAAGTCGAATGAAAGTACCATTGGCATATGGGCCAATGCAAAAGTTTCTTGCAAAAATAGAACAACAACCAACTTTAAAAGGTAGACCAGCCATTACTCTACCTCGTATGTCATTTGAGATGACTACGTTAAATTATGATGCATCAAGAAAAGCTTCAATAACACAAACATTTAGATCATATAATACAGGCACGTTGAATAACGTTAAAAAAGTATTCATGCCTGTGCCATATAATGTGGGATTTACATTGAGTATTGCAACTAAACTCAACGATGATATGTTACAGATTATGGAACAAATACTTCCATATTTTCAACCAGGCCTTAATATTACACTTAACTTAGTTTCATCAATTAACGAAAAAAGAGATATACCAATTATTCTAGAAAGTATTAATATGAGTGATGATTATGAGGGTAGTTTTGATAATCGTCGTGCAATGATTAGCACTCTGCAGTTCACGGCTAAAATATACTTATTTGGTGCTGTTGCTGATAATCCAGATGCACTAATTAAAAGAGTTAATGTTGATTACTTTACTGATACAAATCGAGTTACTGCAAAACGTGAACAAAGATATTCTGCAACTCCAAGAGCAATTAAAGACTATGACAATGATAATACAACCGCAATCAATAAATCTCTTGCTGCAGAACAAACAATAGTATCTGTAAATAGTGCATCTAACTTCTCAGTGGACGACTATATTAGATTGGGTGAAGAAAATATGCAAATACGTTCAATTAGTGGAAATGAAATAACTGTTTACAGAGGTGTAGATGGAACAACACCTGTAGATCATGCAGATGGATCTGTCATAGATATAATTAGTGGATCTAGAGATGCAACGTTACCTCTTACTGGTGATGATGCACTCATTGCCTCTGGTGATGACTTTGGATTCAATGAGATGTCTTCCTTCTTTGAGGACTTCAAAGATTACTCTCCTACACAACAAAAGGACTTGTAAACAATGAAATTTGATGAAATCGATGATGCCTTAGATGTGGTGAAGGATTCCTCTGAATCAGTTGAGATTGGTGATGTCAAACCAATTAAATCTGATAAGGAGGATCTGGATCGTGATTACGAGTATACTCGTGGTCAACTCTATTCTTTAATAGAAAAGGGTCAAGAGGCTATTGATGGCATCATGGAGATTTCTCAAGAAAGTGGATCTGCCAGAGCTTATGAAGTTACTGGTCAGATAATCAAAAGTGTGGCTGATGCCACAGATAAATTATTAGACCTACAGAAAAAAGTTAAGGACATTAAGGAACCAAAAGATAAAAGTCCTAATAATGTTACTAATGCATTGTTTGTGGGATCTACAGCTGAACTTCAAAAATTGTTAAAAAAGGGGAAGTTAGATGACTGAAGAAAAAAAGGAAAATAAAAAAGAAGAACCTAAAAAGAAAGGTATCTTCGCCAAGATAAAAGAAAGTGTTGATGATAAGGAAGATCAAATGATGATCCTCTCAACATTTGTGAGACTTGGTATCTTGGTTTGGAGTGGGGCTATATTAACTTTGGCCTACGTTGAACTTCCAGAAGCTCTCAAAATTCCAAAACAAGATCTTGACCCGACATTCATAGCATCAGTTTTTACAGGAGTGCTGGCCACATTTGGCGTTCAGACATCCAAGAAAGGTGGTGTTAGTGGTGGAGGTGGTGTAAGTAAAGGAGATATGGAGAAGTTAATTGCAGCAGCATCACAAACTGCCCCTGCACAAACTATTCGTATTGAACAAGCACCAGTGCAAATTGTGCCTAACAAAAAAGATTAATTATTAAAAAAAATTATGCAAAAAATTATCAATGTATTCGCTATTGCGTCTTTCGCTGTATCTGGTGCCGTTGTTGGTAGTGGGGTATATGTATATCTCAATCGAGCATCGATCATTGATGGAGTTAAATCTCAAATTATGGAGGCTGTTATGGGATCGGTAGGTGGTTCATTAGGTGGCGCAGTTACTGATGCGTTACCAGATATTACAGGCCCATCTGCACCTCTTCCTGAAGGTGCTGGACTTGGCATTCCCAACTTTTAATGTCAATTCCAACAATTAATAATATAACACTTGATACTGTAAATGTACCAAGTGTTTATGTTCCTAATTGGGCTAAAGCATCAAGAGTAGTAGATCATCTAACACATCCTGTAGTCATTCATATTGGTAATCCAATTGTTGATATGCCTGGGTGTGTCAAGATGCATCCAGATAATAGAATTCATAAAAGTGGATGGCCTATTGATAGGAATCTTGTAGAGAATGATCCTGATAAGGCAATGATTCTTTGTGATGCTACCATGCCTTTTTATGATGCAATGAATTATGAACCAGAACAATTAATAATTGTAAGAGAA